CACGGGCGATTGTCGAGCGAATGTCCTGAACGATTAGCTTCATTTGGTGTAATAGACTCGGATGGTTCGCTTGATGAAGTAAACGCCGTAGAACGGAGGAAGGTTGTTGTGGGCGACAGCGTTCTGGGTATCGTTTCCGGTCTTGTCGGCAGTGGTAGTTCCGATATCACCAGTAGTGATGTTTGGTCCGCTTCCGCCGCCACCGCTTCCAGCAGCACCTTGAAGGATCTGCGTGGGGTACGAACCGAGTCCGCTCCACGACTTGTTGACGAGATAGTAATCGTCGTTTGCCGGAGCAATTAGTTGAGCGACGCCGTGCGTGTGTTCGTTGAACGGAGTCTCTGGAACCGTCAGCTTGTGCTGATCCTCGCCAACGATTGCTGTGGACGTGGCCTTACCCATAACAGCAACCGCACCGCTCGCAACAAACGCTCCAACACCGACCGGAAACCGAGCCTCAAACTCGGTATCAACCTCCCACATCGGTCCGGTTAAGGTTGTCGCCGTAGCCGTTCCGTCGCCGCCATCGTACGAAAGAAGATCCGTGGTCGTTCCGACATAGATGCGACGCTCGTATGCCGCCGTAACTGGGTTTTTGCGAAGCCAGAATCCTTGATCGTAAATCCACCACTGACCATTTTCATCAAGCCACGGGTAAATCCGGTTGTTAATCGCCGGATACGTCGGTCCAAAATTGAAGAACGAGTTTCCAATCGTGCTGTTGAACGTAGCCTGAGTGCCGCCGATGATATCGTTGGCCAACTTCTGGTAAGATGCAGGGCAATAATTTGCCGGAAGACTTGGAGCTGTAAGCGTGATGAGAGTTAGGTTTGGCATACTATTCCGATGTGTAGAGGAACGGGTTTACGTCGCAACCTTCAAGAGTTTTGCATCCTTCGAACACGAGGCACTCTCCGACCGCAGGTTCCTGAACGTCGTAAGCGTGAACTCGAATGCTCTTGATGCGACAATATCCAGTAATCGTGAGGCTCATCTGAACCTCGTACATGTTTCTTGTCGGTGTGCTGATGCTCAAATTGCACGGGATATCCGAAGGAGTCGGCAATCGCATCTTCGGCCTGTACTGGGGCTGGAAATTGGACAGCGGACAAACAGGCTGACACTGCAATGTTGCCGCGCATTCAGTCCAATCCGCCCACTCAATCCATCCGGGGTACTGGTCGGGTCGATACTCGACATTGAAAGAAGCGTCTCCGTCCAACGAATCGATGAAGATGTCGCCCGAATCAAGCCGCTTTAATCCAAACGGAAGCTCGAAGTTGTAAGCGCGGGTTTGAACCAGCCACTGAATCTCCTTCTTACCGTCAGAAAGGTTGTTGTCAAACTTCTCAGTCTTGCTGATTTCCCAAATCTGAATGGTTCCATCAAGCCCACGAGCTATTGAGAAGCATCTGTCTCCATAAGCATTCTCGGTTTTGAGAACCTGCAACACGTCAAGTCCGGTCCAGATTCCAGCCCACGCAGGAGGAAACTTTTTCCGCAGCGACGTAATCAGATCAAAATCAAGAACGACTAACGACTTGTGGACGACGCCCTCGGCATTGTACCGAGGCTGAGACGTCATCAGCAATCGATTGTCGAACACGACAGCAGAACTGGCCCACAGCAGATCGGTCTGATCATTATCGATGATGTTCAGAACCTCGTTGCTGATCGGGGTATTTCCCCAATCGTTGAACGAACGTCTGGCGATAATGAATGAGCGAACACCATCGACTGCACGATAAAACACATCACCGTTGACCGTGATGGCTGAACGCGCACCCAACGCTCCACTAGTCAGCAAGCTAATGGCCTGAATCGGATAGTTCAGATTCTTCCAGACATCACGATCAACCGGAGCGTTTATGCTGAAAACGTATCGTGGCGTGAAGATGAGAAGCGGTCCTTGCCCCAGCGACGTATCTGGATTGCCGGGGACGGCCATTGCTGTGATGCCTCCTGAATCCGACGGAACCGCAAAGTCACCGCCTTCATTGAGGAAGGTGTTCTCGGTTTCCTTGAGAACGCTGGCTCGCGTACCGTCTCCATAAACGATGTCGGTTGCTCGGAATGAGAATCCATTTGCAAGAGCGTACCAGATACGTCCATTGACGTAGGCCATTACTCTACCGCACTTGATTTCATCGATGGTTGCGCGACGCAGGTTTGATCCGTTGAAGATCAGCGGTGCGCTCTGTCCATCCTGAATGACGACGAAGTTCTCGGCTTGAACCATCCATCCGTCGAGTATGTTCGATGGATTCTCAAGATCGGGCGTAGCCGAAAGGTTCTGAACGCTGTTCTGAAGGCAGTCGTAAAGCCACACTTTACCACTGATCAACATCAGGATGAACGTCGCCCCATTGTCCCCGATGTACGGAAGCGCACACTGGAACACGCCGGTCAGTCCGCTTGAGCTGTAGCACTCCTCTGAGTATCCATCAGCCGTGACGTTCGTTTGATCCGCAGTGACGAGCGTGTTATCGGCGGTAATCGAAAGACACGTTTCGTAATCCTTTTGTATGAAACCCGGTCGAGGAGAAACAAAGCTTTGCCGGAAGCTGGCATTCACCGCAAACGCCACCTGATTCTTGTCCACTTCAGACGGCATCACACCTGAGTCAACGCCACCCTCAAAGGTGACAGACCCATCCGTGTACCTCCGTGGTGCGCGTTCGCTCATGGTTTAAGCCTGAATCCGTTGGACAGAGAATGAGGAGCCTTGATCAACGTACATATTTTGGTCTGTACCAATCAAAACCTCATAAAAATCAGTTAGAGCGGTTGCTTGATCAATATAAACAAGAGATACTGGATTGTATCCACTGGATGTAACAGCGAATGATTTTGACGCTAAAACATCAGAGCCGTTTCTTCTGATAAAAACAGTAACGTTTGCGGTTGCTCCTACCGCATCAAGATTGAAATAAGCGTCTATTCTGTAGTATCCGGTGTACGGAACCGTAAACCGACCGCTTGAAGCGGTGAATCCAGAAGCTGAATCAAGGCCAGCGTAAGACGCTGTCGTGTAAACAGATGTGCTGTATGGATTGCTTGCCGAAGTTGAACTGACATTCGGGGCATTTGCAGCTCCAAGACCAGTCACCCTCCGCGTAAACGTGACGTAGCTGAACGCTGCCGCAGCACCCGTGGCCGCTATGCTGATCGTGCCTGCACCCGGCGTAATCGTAATGTTCGATCCTGCGGTCAGACTTGCCAGCGTGTATCCCGTTCCATTGCCAATGAGCAACTGTCCATTGGTTGGAATCGTGGCTACGTTTGTTCCACCTTTGGCAACCGGCAACGTGCCGCTGATGTCGCCCACAGGAACCGTTGCTGTAGTCGAAAGAAAACCTGATCCGGCTGACCCTTGAGTCTTAAGATAACCGGATGAAAACGAATTGAGGGCCGTTGCGCTTGCGAGTGCTGCGTCAGGAACTCGAAGAATGTACGTTCCGGCAGATGGCGCGCCACCAGCGACGCCAGTAGCACCCGTGGCACCAATCGCACCCGACAGCGTGATAAGCGAGCCAAGTGGAATTACCGTCGTAGGAATCGCATTTGGGACTCCGAGAACACCTGCAAGCGGGTTTTGAAGGGTTACCAGCAAGCCGTCTACCGATGTAACCTGCAAGTAGCCGCATCCCTGAACGGAAACGAAGAACTGTCCAGCAACCGACTCTGGAAGAAACGAAGTGTTCGCAACCGCAACGACAACCGATGCTCCAAACGTCGGAACTACAAACGACGCGGTCGTATACGAGAACGCATTTTCCCCGTTCGCGCCGTTTGTTCCGTTAGTACCCGCAGCACCCTGTGGTCCGGGGACGTTCACGACAACCGGAACGGTATCGCAAGGCTGGCAACAGCCGGTTGAAGAAACAAGTTGCGACGGCATATTTTTCCTTTGCCAGACCGTCAAGTCCAGCGAGAACTAATGCAAGGCCAAACTATGCCAGAGCAAGTGTCAGAGCATCCATTGATCGACCACAAGTACGGGATTCGTTCGCCCGTCAAGATTCCAGACCTAGAACTGGAACTTTACGCATTCCGAAATCGGCTCCAACCGAATGAGGGCGGACTGGGTACTCTCGATCATTTTTGTAACGCCACGAAAATGTTATGGCCGAAGATGAGCTGGAACCCGTGGCTCGAAGCACAAGTCGAAGATCTTTGCGAACACGACTACGTCGGATGGGCAGGTTGCGGTGCGAGCGGAAAGACTTTCGGCGCGACGCTCTTTGCGACTGTTTGGTGGCTGGCAAACCCGTCCAAGACAACCGTTGTTCTCACGTCTACAACGGCAAAGATGATCCGAAAGCGTATGTGGGCCAATCTTCAGGATCTTGTTCGAAAATCACGCGGATTCCCCGGAAACATGGTCGATTCGAAGATGAGCCTTCAAGCCATCAAAGGCGACGACCGACATTCTATTTCCGCTATCGCCGTCGCCGAGGGCAACACTTCGAAGGCTGTGGCCAACATTCAGGGCATCCACGCCGAGCGTGTGATGGTTATTATCGACGAAGCTACGGATACGCCTGAAGCGGCTTTCGAAGCATGTACGAACCTTTCTAAGGGTTGCCGCGAGTTCAAGATGCTGGTCATCGGAAACCCTGCCTCAAAGTTTGATCCGCACGGACGCTTCTGCACACCGGCAAAAGGCTGGCGCAGTGTAACGATTGAAGATCAGCATTGGCTAACAGAACGCGGGATGTGCCGACGCTTTGACGGCATGAAGTCGCCCAACATCAGCGAGGGCCGCACGAAGTATCCGTACCTCATTACTCAGGATCAGGTCTTGTCGGCTATGCGACATGAGGGCGAGCAAAGCCCTACGTTCTGGAAGTACACACGCGGATTCTGGTCGCCGGACGGCATGGTCAAGACGGTCTTGTCCGAATCGCTGATTGAGACGCACACACCTACAAAAAGTTTGGTGTTTACGACCAATGTCCAAATCGTTGCCGGTCTTGATCCGGGCTTTGGCGGCGACAGATGTATCCTTCGCTTTGCAAAAGTTGGCACCGCAAACGACAAGGTCAGCATACTTTTTCAGGACATCATCCACATATCGGTCAACGCTCAGCTAACGGAGCCGGTGCATTACCAGATAGCCAATCGGGTTAAAGAGGAATGCAACAAGCGCGGCGTTCCACCGGACAAGTTTGGTCTGGATTCAAGCGGTGAAGGCGGCGGGTTAGCCGACATCTTGACTCGCGAATGGGGCGTAATTCATCGCGTTGAGTTCGGTGGCTCGCCATCAACGATTCCTGTCAGCGACGAGGACAGTAGGCCATGCAATGAGGCTTACGATAGAAAGGTAACGGAACTCTGGTTCTCGATGCGTAAATGGGCCGTTGAAGAGCGCCTTGGAGGCATGGATATCGAGACGTTGCAGGAGTTTTGCGCCCGTATGTTCGATGATTCCAAGCGGAAGATATCGGTCGAATCCAAGACCGTGATGAAGCAACGGACAGGAAAATCGCCTGATTTGGCCGATGCTGCTGTAGTCTTGCTTGATCTGGTCCGCAAAACTGCTGTTTTAGAGCCGCGCTTTACGAAGATGGATAAGGTCTGGGAAAAGCTAGTGAAGGACGCAGATTCAATTTACTACGACGAAACGATTGAAGCATGAGCAAAACCACTGGTTACAAAGTTCTGAACGAACACATGGTCATCCCCGGCGGATGGCATTACCGCATTCCCGAGACTGGAATTGAAGTACCCGGAGGATCATGGGCGCAGCTCCATGAGTTTGTTCGCAATCACTACACGGCAAACGCGATTCAAATCCCGAGCAACCTTGACGATTTAATCACCGAATATGCGTGTCGTAACGGTGCCGATTGCTCTTACAACGAAGTTAATGTTCCCAAGCCAGAGGGACGTAAATCGCTTCAGATCGGCGATGTCATTCGGTTCAGCATGAGTCTTCTCCACGGACTTACGGTTGGCGGTGGCAAGGTGGATCAGGCGGAAGCGAATAGACGCGCAAGCATCTGCTCGACCTGCGTTTACAATCGAAAACCACTCGGATGCACAGGATGCAACGCCCGTGTGCTAAAGGATGCTGTCAAAACTTTCTCTCAACACGGCAGTACTCCGATGGACGAAAACCTGCAAAGTTGCGAGTTTTGCGGTTGCTTTATCAGAAGCATGGTTTGGTTTCCCATTGAAACCCTTCATAAATTCTCGGACGCTACAGAGAACGAAAACCTTCCGGCTCACTGCTGGAAAAAACGACCATGTACG